GCCACACCCTGCTCCTCCCGTGGCCGCGCCTGGCGGGCCTGCTCCTCCTCCTCGTCCATGCGCTTGCTCATCTTGTCGCAGGAGGCGAGGACCTCGGCCGCCTTGAACTGCGCCACCACGTGGCCATCGCCCTGGTCGCGCACGATCTTGCCCATGGGCCCGCCGGCGTAGCCCCACAGGCGCAGGCGGCTCCGCCGCCCCCACTCGCCCTGGCGCGTGAGGGTGACGGTGGCAAACGCCCCCGCGGGGCCGGCCATCGCCGCCTGGCAGTGGTCGCGCAGCCGCTGCAGGCGCTCGCGAGCCAGGACGAGGCCACCCGCCGCGTCCTGCTCGTAGGCGGCCTTGCCATCGGCTCCCAGTTTGGCCATCTCGTCGCTCGTGAGGGCGCACTCGCAGTACACGCGCGCCTGGGCCACCAGGTGGCGCTTCCCCTCGCCCTGCACCACGAACACGGTCACGCTGGCCGGCGCCTCCTCGTTCGCTTTCACGCGCACACCTCCTCGGCCATCTTGCTCAGCTGGGCCACGCTCAGCTCGCACCGGCAGCCGCGGTTGCAGCCGCTCACCAGTAGGATCGGCATGTCGTCCCCGTCGTAGGCCCTGGTCACCCGCACCTCGACTGGCAGACCGCAGCGGGGGCAGGGCGGCTGCCCCGCCCCCACCACCCGCGCCGGTTTGATAGGCGTCTTTTGTGCTCGGCTCACGCCGCCGCCTCCTTCTCCTCGGTCAGCGGGGCGAGCAGATCGCCTAGCTGGCCGCGGTACTTGCGCAGGACCTTGGCGGCCAGCCACACCTGGCCGTCCGTCAGGGGGCCCCGCAGGCTGGCCGCGGCCAGGCTGTGGCCGAGGCGCGTGTCGGCCTTGTTGAAGCCCCGCCCGTTGAGGGCGGCGGCGTGGTCGTCGTCCAGGGCGGTGAGCACCTGCAGGCACCTGGCGGCGGCCAGGCGCTGATCGAGGCTGGCCTTGGGGTACTTGCTCGGGCGCTCGACCGCGGCCGTGGGGATGGCCGGCTCGCGCTTCACGATCACGTCCAGGGCCAGGTCGGCCACCCGCTGCTTTTCCACTAGCACATGGGCCATGCGGGCGTCCAGGCTGCCGTTGACCACCAGGTGCTGCACCAGGACGCTGTCCTGCTGGCCGACCCTATGGCAGCGGTCCTCGGCCTGGGTCACGTTCGCCGGCACCCAGTCCAGCTCCGCGAACACGACGTGGCTGGCGGCGGTGAGGGTCAGGCCGACGCCGGCGGCGGCGATGCTGCCGATGAACACCCGCGCCTTGCCGGCCTGGAAGGCGTCCACCGCCCGCTGGCGCTCCTCCACCGGCGTGTCGCCGGTGAGGGTCACGCAGTCCTTGCCGTAGTGCTCCGCCAGGGCGGCGATCACGTCCTTGTGGTGGGCGAACACCACCACCGCGTCCTCGCTCTCCAGGGCGTCGTCCAGGTGCTCGATCACCTGGGGCACCTTGGCCATGGCCGTCTCGTGGCGCAGGCGGGAGATGTCGCTGAACGCCTGCTGCGTCGCCTCGTGCAGCCGCCCCACCGCCGCCTCGTAGGCGCCCTGGTCGCCCGCGGCGTGGGCCAGGCTGACCTCGTCCTGCAGGGCCCCGAGGCGCTCCTCGTGCGCGGCCCAGGCGGCGTTCTCGGCCTCGATCCGCAGGCGCAGGGCGGGCGGCGGCTCCAGCTCCACGATCTGCCGCTGCTTGGCCGGCAGCTCGGTGAGGACGTCCTTTTTCAGCCGGCGCACCATGCAGCTCTGGCGCAGCTTCTCCTGCAACTCGTCCAGGTGGTCGTGGCCGCTCAGGTCCCAGCCGTAGCCGCCGTCGTTCGAGGCGCCGCAGTAGCGCTTGGCGAAGCCCCAAAAGCTCGGGAACGTCTCGGGGGCCAGGGTGCTCACCAGGCCCCACATCTCTATCGGTTTGTTGAGGATCGGCGTGCCGGTGAGAAACAGGCGCCGGCGGGCCCGCTCCACCAGGCCGGCGACGGCCTCCTTGCCCTTCTTCGCCGCCCGCCCCAGCACCACCTGCGTGCGCTGGGCCTCGGGGTTCTTGAGCTTGTGCGCCTCGTCCACGATCAGGGCATCCCACTGGCGGCCCATGAGGGCGGCGTTCACGCCGTTGCGCAGGCGCTCGTAGTTGACGATCACGAAATCGGCGCCGGCGCTGACGTGGCCGTCCTCCACCACCTGGATCAGGAACTTGCGCGTCAGCCACTTCTCGGCCTCGCGGGCCCAGTTGCGCTTAAGGCTGGCGGGGCAGATCACCAGCACCTGTTTGATCGTCGGGTCGGCGTTGATCACCCCCAGCGCCTGAATCGTCTTGCCGAGGCCCATCTCGTCGCCAAACAGGGTGTTCCGCCGCGCCAGGGCGTAGGCGATCCCCGCCCGCTGGAAGGGCAAATACTCGAGGCCCGCCGGCCGCGGCAGGTCGACCTCGGCCGTGGCGGCGCGGCTCATGCTGATGGCGTGCTGGCGGCGCTGCTCCAGGCCCATCAGGTGGCTGCGCAGGGGCTCCACGGCGTACTGGGCGAGCCTGGCGGCGACCTCCTCGGTCGGTGCCCACCAGCCCTTGCCCCAGCCGGCCTTGCACGCCTTGCAGCCCTTCCGGCCGCAGTCGGGGCCGGGGTGCCACCAGGCGCCGGCCGCCTTGACCTGATCCTTCTCGCTGAACTGGCTGTCGATCCCGTAGACCTCGCCCACCTGGTAGAGGCGCATCTCAGGCCCTCCCGCTCCGCTCGGGGCGGTCGTTCAGGCGGTCGGCCTCGCGCTGCGCCTCGGGCATGCTCCCGTGGCGGCTCACCACCCGTAGGCCCAGGCGCTCGGGCTGGCCGTCCTGGTAGATCGCCGCCGTGTAGCGCCCTAGCCCCACACGCCGCCAGCGCCAGTCGATCACGCCGTAGTGCTCTGCCATCTCTCCCCTCGCTCTCTAGGCGGCCGAATCGGCCAGGTTCAGGCTGGCGTGCAGGGTGTCAGCCTGCTCGCAGGCCGCCTCATACTCCTGGTGCCTCACCACCAGGCAAAGCTCAGGCGCGCGAGCCGCGCCTCCAGAGCCCCTAGGGTCCCCTCGTCGGCGCCCCGCGCCAGGGCCGCCTCGTGCTCGCGCAGTGCCACCCGCAGGCTGGCCCGCAGGCCCGCAAGCGCCCGCCCCAGGGCGGCCTCCTGCAGGTCCGCGGCGCCCGCCGCCAGTGCCAGGTTCACCATCCTCGCGGCCATACGTTGCCTCCTCGTCGCGTTTGTTTGCCGTTTGGCAAGTCTCTATGCTCATCCTATTCCTATGCCGGCGCCAAGTCAAGCTGCGGGTGGGCGAAAGAGTTAAGGTTTGTGCCAAATGACAAAAGTGCCCCCCGGCTACGGGCCGGGGGGCGTGAAACGGGGGAGAGAGGTCCCTCCCCTGTGGGGAGGGCTACTGCCCGCGAATTTGGGGTGCACGTGGCCACCGTCAATAACATCGTGCACTACGTGACCTGGTAGCCTACTTGCCTAGCATCGTCTTGCCGCCTGAATAGAGGCCCATCGCCCCCAGCCAGGCCAGGATGGTCGCCAGGATGAAGGTCAGGACGAGCATCGCCAGGCCACCCTCGGGTGGGGCGGTCAGCCAGACCGCGCCTGCCGCCAGGGCGTTGACGATGAGGCTGCAGCCGAGCGCCGCCACGGGCAGGCGGCGCTTGTCCATGTCGGGGAACATCTGCTTCACGGCCTCGACCAGCGCCGTCACCACGACCACGCCGCCCAGGCCCGCCAGCTGTTGCACGTCGCTCGCGTTCACTTTCACTCTCTTTCTCGGGGCCGGCCTACGCCAGGCCCACGTTCTCCGCGATCCCCTTGGCGGCGTCGCGCAGCTCGCTCGCCGCCTGGTGCATCTGCTGGGCCCGCGCCCCCTCGCCTATGCGCTCGGCCCAGGCCGCCTGAATGTCCAACCAGCCCGCCCAGCCGCGGACCACATCCACCGGCCCGCGGCACTTCTCGGCCAGGGGCGTGCCCACCGTGGCCGCGCAGGCGCCGGCGGCCAGGACGAGCATCTGCTGCTTGAGGCCCTCCCAGTTCGTGCTCGGGCAGATCGTCTGCCCCGGCATGCACTCGCAGTGCCCCAGCAGCACCAGCTTGCGCCCCAGCTCCTCCTCCAGCGCCAGCCAGAGGGCCACCGCTGCGGCCAGCTGCGCCTCGTTCGGGTCGGTCCCCAGCAGGGCCACGGCGGCGCCGTGGTGGTTCCACGGCTCGCCCTGACTCCAGGTCACATCCTGGAGGTCGTTCAGGATGTAGATCCCGCCCACCCCGTCGATGGCCGCCCAGTAGGCGGGGCCGGGCGCCCCGGGCCAGTCGGCGCCGCGGTTCTGGCGGTGATAGACGGCGATGGCGTCCAGGAAGGCCACGGCGCTGTGCTCGTCCATCGGCGTGCCGCCGGTCGTGTGGTGCACCACGAAGGCGGTCAGGCCGCTCTCGGGGCGCTGCTCCCACCTGCCGGCGCTGCCGAAGCGCCCCCGCAGATCCACCACCTCCAGGTCGCCCATCTTGACGCGCGGCAGGCCGGGCGCGGGCAGGGGCTTGGGCGCTGGCGCCGGCGCCACCGGCTCCCTGGGCGCGGGGGCGCTGGCGATCAGGTCGACGTGCCAGTCCTCGTACTGATGCTCGGCCTGCTCGGGTCCCTCGGCCTCCGAGATGAAGAGGTACCACTCGTCCACGCGGTCGCAGGCCACAGCATGGGCCACCACCTCGGGCAGCAGGGCGCGGCGCGCGTCCGCCGGCGTGCCGGTGCGGCAGCCCACCTCGGTGAGGACGATGCGCTTGCCGTGCTGGCCCAGCCACCAGGGGAGGCTCCAGGCCGGCAGGCTCCCGTCGGCCGCCGCCACCATCTCCCCCTTCTCCTTGGGGTAGATGTGGTGCGCCTGGCGATCGGAGGCGTCGACGCACGGGCGGGTGCCGTCCCACCACTCCCAGGAGTTGGGCGCGTAGCCGGCGATGGCCGGGTTGTCCAGGCTCACCCGCGCGCCCCAGCGGCGGCGGTGCTCCTTGGCCGCGGCCAGGTACCACGAGGTGTACTCGGCCGGCGTGCAGTCGAATTCCAGGTTGGGCTCGTTTGCCCAGGTCACGCCCACCCGGAAGCCCAGTTTCAGGGCCAGGTCGATCAGCCAGGCGCTGCCCTCCACCTGGGCGACCGGGTCCGGCGGCCGGCCGCGCCCGTGCATCGCGCGCACGTTGAGTTGCCGGTAGCCCAGGCCCCACAGCTGTACGATGTCGCTCGGGCTCATGTAGTTCAGCACGCGCACGCCGGTCACGCCCGCCTCGGCCATCCGCTTGAGCCAGGCCCACACCTTGGTGCTTACGTGGCTGTCGCCGGGGAACTGCGCCCGCGTGAAGGCGGGCCCGTGCGGGCCCGATCTAACCCCCATCGTCCCTCTCCTCCCTGCTCTTGTCCTTGCGCCGCCGCCGCAGGTCGCGGTAGTGCAGGACGCCAGTCACCAGCGCCGTCAAAATGCCGTAGATCGGGGTGGGCGGGTCCCAGTTATTCCCGCCCCAGAGCCCGTTGGCCGCGTCGGCCAACAGCAGCAGCAGGCAGACCGTCGTGATGCTGGCGATGACGTAGGCCGCCAGCAGACTCCCCTGGCTCACGCCGCGCCCCCTCCTGTTCCTTCGTCGCCAGGCCAGAGCGCTCGATCACCGTGGCCACCAGGGGCCCCAGGACGCCACCGGCGCCGGCGGCGAACATCGCCTCCAGCAGGTGCTCCACCTCCACCTCACACCTCCTCCTCTCGCTCGTCGTCCTCGCTGATCAGCGGTGTCACCCCGCGGGCCCGCAGCGCCTCGATCACCGCGCGCTTGGCCGCGCGCAGGTGCGGATAGCGCTTGCCGTGCTCGGCGCGGTCGCGGTAGTAGCGCTGGTGGGCGTGCAGCCGCTGCGCCTCGGTGTTGCCGGTCACCGGCACGACGGCGGTCACGCCGCAGCCGGCCACGGGGCAGCGCACCACCAGGTAATCTGGCACCGTCCTGCCGCCCGGCAGCACCAGGGGCTCGAGCTCGTCCAGGTGGACACGCTCCTTGTGCTCAAACTCGGCCGTGCCGGCCCTGCTCGGCACCGTGTGATACAGGATGCAGGTGCCGTCGTCGCGGAAATCCAGGAACTGCGCCATCCGTCCCTCCTTCCTTCTTACAGGCGGCTGTCAATGGTGAGGCCATCGTCTGTGCTGTTGCTCAACCACGACACGTGCCCCGCGGCCAGGGGGAACCAGTACATGCGGCACGAGTTGGGGTAGACCCCCACGATGTAAAAGCCACCGCTACCGCCCGTCGTGTCTACGTTGGTGGCGCTCCACGTCCCCTGCTTCGTCACAATCGGGTTGTTGCGCTTGCGGTAGTAGTGCAACAGGATGCTCATGTCGTGCGCGCTGCCGGCGCCGCTGGCGGTGCCCGAGTAGGCAAAGCCATACAGGTCGCCGCCGTTCGCCCGCGGACCCAGGACCTCGTAATAGCGCAGCACCCGCGCCCAGTCCTCGGCCCGGGGCACGGGCTCATATGCCACCTGCTCGCTGCCGAAGACCGCCATGGCGTTGTCGACATAGAACGCGCCAGAAACGGGCGCGTTGGCCGTAATCCCAAAGCGGGCCATCGTGGCGTTGGTATCCATCGTGCGCGTTACCACCAGGGTCTCATAGACGCCGCTCCCGCTGTGAGGGCTGGAGTAGGAGATACCCACGCCATCGCCCATGAAGGCCATTACGGCGCCGGCCGTCGCGGCCTTCACTCGCACGATGAAGGTCGCCGGCCTGCTCCGAAACTCCTCGTAGCCCTCCACGTACTGGCTGATGCTGGCGTAGCCGCTCGCGGCGTGCGTGTAGGTGAAGGCGAGGTTAAAGCCACTAGCGCCGTCGTTATTCAGGTAGTCGCGGCTGATCGAGACCGTGCTCCCGTTACCGGTGAGGATCTTCCATCCGTCGGCGCAGTAGGCCCCGCTCAGAGTGAACGGGCCCGCGCCGTCCTGCCAGATCTCGAAGCCCCCGTTGATGAGGAGGTTGCGCGGGCGCCGGCTGTCGTTCAGGTGCTGCAGGTCGTTCCTAACGTTCGTGCCCCAGCTGGTCGCTATCACCGTGCCGCTCGTCGGCGTCCCCGGGTCGACGTAGCCCATGCCCTAGCCCCCCTCCTTACCGGCCAGTATGGCCGGTCCCTCGTCGCCTGCACACCCGCCTACGGCGTTGGAACCGTCAGCTGCCAGATCACGGTCAGCGCCTGCGCCCCCTTCGTGAGGTCGATGCTGCTGTGGGCGAACATGTCCGTGGGCCCGATCAGGTAGGTGTCCGCCGCCGCGGGCGCCGGCGCCAGGGCCGAGCCCATGCTGATCTGCGTCGCCGTGTTGGCGATGATGTTCTGCCGCCCGCCGGCGGCCGTGCCCGTCAGGATGTAGATCCACGCGCCCACCCACTGATTCACCTGCCAGTTCTTACTCGTGTCGGTCACCGTGAGTGTCGTCGCGCTGGTCACCGTGCCGGTGTCGCCGGCGCTGGCGAACAGGCCGACCTCGGTGAGGTGGCGCTGGGCGTCCCCGGCCAGGAACGTGGCCGCCAGGCGGGCCGTGTGGCCGCTGATCACGCCCCCGCTCATCACCGGCCGCCGGCACCACTCAAACCCCAGGGCCACGTCGCCCGAGCCCGGCACGACCGCCACGCCCAGGGCGCTGCCGTCGCCGTTGCCCACGGCGATGTAGGAGGGCGGCGCGGGGCTGACACCGGCCAGGAACCGGGCCATGCGCTGGTAGCCGCCGTCCACGAACAGGTTGGGGCTGCGCCCGACCTCCAAGCCGTCCAGGAGGAGGATCACCTCGCCCTTGATCCGCTGGCGCTGGCGCCACCGGCTGCACGGCAGCAGCAGGTCCGTCACTAGCCCCATACCGTCTCCCCCCAGTTGCTCGTCGCCCCGTTCCAGGTGTTGGTGGGCGGGTAGACGGTGCTCACGCCGTCGCTGGCCATGGGGCTGACGCTGTCTACGGTCAGCCCCAGCACGCCCACCTGCTCGCCCTTGCTCGCCTTGGGCCGCAGGATCTGCATCAGCAGCCGCTCCAGGTCTCCCGGCATCTCACTCCCCCCAAATATCAGCGTGGGCCTCCACGCGGGTGTCGGCCACGTCGTCATTGTTCAGCTTCGTGCTGGTCTGCACCACCCAAAAGCGCTGCCGGAACGTCTGCCCCCAGGTGTTGTACGAGGCGGCGTCCGCCTGGTCGCCGCGGCGGGCGCTCTGAATGGCGAACACCTGCCCCGGGCGCCAGCCGCTCCTCCTCGTGGAGAAGGTGGCCTTGTACTTGATCCGGCCGTAGCGGCTGAGGGTGATCTGCTCGGCGGCCAGCCACGGCGGCGTGCCGTCGCTCAGGCTGATCGGCTGGGTCAGGGTCGGGTCGCTCAGGATTTGATAGATGCGCCCGCCGCCGAAGCCCTCCCGCGCCGCCACCTCCGCGGCCAGTGTCAGGTTCTTCATAACGTCCTGGCCGTTGGCGTAGTAGTTGTAAATCACGCGTATGCTGCTCTGGCTAGGCGGGGCGAGGTTGAAGCGGATGCCCTGATTGCTCTGGCAGACGAAGCACCAGTCATCCTCGGTCGGCGCCGCCGGCGTGCCGTCGATGTACTCGGTCCGGAGGTTGCCCCGGCCGGTGCTGTACTCCTTGGCGTCGACGTAGACCAGGGTGTGGGCGGGGTCCACCGGCGTATTGTAGAGCGGGAAGAACCGGGTGCTGCCGTCGCCCCTGAGCTTGGCGTTGTTGCTCGGGTTCTCCTCGGCGGGGACGGTGCTCACCTCCTGGTAGTCGCGGGCGTGCACGCAGGTGATGAGCTGGGTGGCGTCCTCGGCTATGCGCAGGTCGCGGTACTCGGCCCAGTCGACGTCGGCGTCCAGCAGCGGCAGGCTCTGCGTCGTCATGCCCACCGGCTCACCGGCCACCAGGTCCTGGTTAAAGAACGTCACTGGCGCGACCGTGGGCAGGGGCGCCCGCGCCCAGGTGCTGTCGGGCATGCAGAAGTAGATGTCGCCGTAGGGGTCCACCCACCAGGAGGCGTAGACCATCCGCGCCAGCTGGTCCAGGGCGGCGCTCACGGGGATGTAGAGCGGCTGGAAGCCGTAAACCTGGACGGAGAGATCCTGGACGTGGTTCGTCGTGATCGGCGCGTCGGGCGCGGGGTCGCTCAGGGCGCCCGTGACCAAGTTGCCGGGCGCCGCCCAGTCCTGGACGATCTGCTTCACGACGTCGCTCACCGCGCCGGTGTAGACGCTGGCACCGATGGGCACGTGATCCAGAAAGCGGGTCAGGTCCACGCAGGTCAGGTGGTAGCCGTAGGTCGTCGGCTGGATCTCGTACTGTTCGCTGGTGGCGATCACGCCGCCGAACAGGCGCCAGTCCGCGCTGCCGGCGGTCACGTGCTCGAGGTAGATCGACTGCAGGCTCTTGGGGCGCGGCTTGGCCTTGCCGGCGATGTTCACGTCGCAGGTCATGATCCCGCCGCGATGCTTGTTGCTCTGCATTATGCTGATAGTGGGCATGTCGGCCTCGACGCTGTAGTCCACGCCGGCGATGCGCAGGCGCCAGCTCACGCCGTCACCCCCATTCCCAGCAGCAGGCGCGTGTTGGCGCCGATCCTGTCCCCCACGGCGCGGGCCACGCGCTCCACCGCCAGCGGGTCGCTGAAATCCATGGCCTCGACGGTCACGTAGACGATCACCGGCGCGCCCTCGCTCCGCGGCGTCCCCAGGGCCCCCAGGGCCGAGAGCGGCATTGCCCCCGGCAGCGTGTCCAGGGGCACGACCGCCTCTGGCCCGCGGTCGCCCACCCAGCTCAGGATGGGGCGGGTGACAATGGCCCCGCTGCCCCCGGCGGCGCCCATCGACGAGCCAGGGCCGTGATAGTTGGGGTCATAGCCGCCCGGGTAGCCGCCGGCGGGGGCAGCGGCACCGCCGCGTCCCGTGCCATTGCTCGTGGCCTGACCGCCGCCTGTCACCCAGTCCCAAAACTGCCGTGCCAGGTCGCTCGCCCACTGAATGCCCACGGAGATGTCGCGGCGGAGGGGGCCGGCGTTGCCGCTGAGCCACTGTGCGAAATCGATCACGATGCCGGCGAAGAACTGAATGCCCAGGTCGAGGGTCCGGCCCAGGTTGGCGGTGGCGGTGCCCAGCCAGTTGAAGAAATCCTGGGCCGCGCCGCCGCCCAGGTAGAACCACAGGCGCACGTCCCGCGCCAGATCCATGGCCCCGCTGGCCAGCCAGTTGAAGAAGCCCTGGGCACTGGCGCCGCCGTTGTAGAACCACAGGCGCAGGTCCCGCCCCAGCTGCTCGGTGCCCACGCCCAGCCAGTTGAAGAAGTCCTGGGCCGCGCCGCCCGCGTTGTAAAACCACAGGCGCACGTCCCGCCCCAGCTGCTCGGTGCCCACGCCCAGCCAGTTGAAGAAGTCCTGGGCCGCGCCGCCCGCGTTGGCAAAGGCGAGCTTCACGTTGCGCGGCAGGTCGGTGTCGCCCAGGCCCAGCCAGGCGAGGAAATCGGCGGCCAGCTGGCCGGCCCAGTGGAGGCTCACGTTCAGGTTGCGGCCGAACTCGGTCAGCCCGCCGCCCAGCCAGCCGGTGAAGTCGGCGGCCAGGTCGCCCAGCCACTGCAGGGTCACGTTGACGGTCACGCCGAAATCGCGCAGGCCGCCGCCCAGCCAGGCGCCAAACTCGGCCGCGCGGTCGCCCACCCACTCGAAGCCGGCGCGCACGGTCACGCCCACCTCGTGGCTGGTCTGCCCCAGCAGGTTGAAGAAATCGGCCAGGCGATCGCCGGTCCACTGCAGGCCGAGCATGACGGTGAAGCCGAGGTTGCGCTCCGCCTGGGCGAGCCAGGCCATGAACCGCTCCAGGTCGAAGCCCGTCTGCTGGAGGTTCACGCCGATGTTCATGACGAAATTGCTGGGGGCGTGGTTTAGCAGGGTGTCCAGGCCGACGATGGCGTTGTAAACGACGGCGAAGGCGTCCGAGACATGGTCGGCCCACGTCTTGGTCGTGTGCTGCTGGCCCGTCCAGTCGTTCGCCTTCCAGGCGGCGGTCACGCCGCCCATGGCGTCGCCCGTCTGCTTCATCGGCCGCTGCACCCAGCCCAGGGCAGCGCCGATGGTCATGACCAGCTCGCCCAGGAGGCGGAAGGGGGCGAGCACGAGGTTGACGACAACTGCCAGGAACTGCAGGGTCGGGATTACCACGGTCGCCAGCAGGCCGGCCAGGAGCACCAGGGGCGCCACGATGAGCACGCCCACGACGTAGCCCAGGGTCCGCCCGTCGATGCCGAACTGCTGGAGGGGCGCCAGCACCTGGTTTAGGCCGTCGATCCAGCTCTTGAGGACGCCCAGGCCGTCGCGCAGGGCCTCCAGGAAGGACACGACCACGGGGAGGAGGGCGCTGCCGACCTCGGCCTGCATGCTCGTCCAGGCGAGCTTGATCTCGTTCTGCGCCCGCTGGAAGCGATCACTGTTCTCGACGTCCTTGTCGCTCGGCACCCAGCCCATGGCGCCGCTGGCCGTCACGCCCGCCCACGCCTCCGCGCCGTGCTTGCCCGCGCTCTCCTGGCGCTCGTACTCGCGCGTGAGAAAGCCCAGGCGCTCCTGGCCGCCGAACATCGGCGCCAGCTCGGCCATCTCGCGGGCGCGCTGGGGGCCCTGGCGGCTGGCCAGGTCCTCCACCACGCGGCGGAGGATCTCGTCCGGCTGGTACGGCATCGGGTTCTGCGGCGTGCTGCCGGGCTGGAAGGCCGAGAGGCCCCAGCGGGCCATCTGATCGCTGATCACCGGCATATAGAACTGGCCGGGGCCCTGGGCCTGGGCCTGCTGGGCGGCGCTCATCTGTTGGAACATGCCCATCATGCCCGTGCCGGTCGCCACGCGGGCGGCGCCGGTCAGCGAGGCCATCGCTCCCTCGGGACCCAGCACGCCACTGAGGGCGTTGACCATCCGCCCCGTCTCGGAGACGGTCGCCGTGGTCACCTCGCCCAGCGTGCGCACGCGCTCGATCATGTCCAGAGCCTGCTCGTTCGCGCTCGTGAAGGCCATGCCCAGGCCGACCACCGCGAGGGTGGCGGCGGCTATGGCGGTCACGGCAGGGGGGATCTTGCCGGCCAGCTCCCCGAAGCCCCGAATCATCCACTGCAGGCCCTGGATCATATTGCCCGCCTGGTAGATCCACTGCGTGCCGGGGAGGCCGCTCCACATCGCGCCCATGCCAATGTGGTAGCCGGCGTAGCCCACCTGATCGAGGGCGGCGGCCAGGCCCTGGGCGTCCTGGGCCTGCTGGCGATGCCAGCGGCTGGCCTGCTGGCTGGCCTGGCCGGCGGCCTGCGCGCCCGCGGCGGCCTGCTGGCTGGCCTGCGCGACCTTCGCGGCGGCCTGCTGCTGGGCCTGGCCGACCTGGTTTATGTCGGCTGCCACGGCCTGGCCGGAGCCCTTTTTGACGAACTCCAGGATGTACTTGAGGCGGCTCTCCTGGTCGGCCACCGCTCCCCTCCCCTAACGCATGCCTCGCAGGTCCTGCGGGCCGGCACCGGCGCCACCGTTGCCTTGGTCCTGGCGCACGCGCTCGGCCCGCTTCTCGCCCTCCAGGGCGGCCACAAACGCGAGCTGGCGCTCCACCGTCAGGCGGGGGTCGTCGGGGTCGTAGCCTCGCAGGACCCCCTCGCGGTGCATCACCAGCTCGAGGTACACGACGGGGATCGCGCCCCCGTGCAGGCAGTAGGCGTAGACGTCCTCACTTACGTCTTTTCGGGGGCGTCATCAGACGCCGCCCCACCTCCGAGACCAGGTAGCCATAGAACTCGCCGGGCATCTCGCCCAGCGGGTCGTATGTGGGGTCGGGCACCTGGCGGCCCGTCTCCTCCAGCACCGGCTCGCCGTCGGCGTCCAGGAGGGTGGTGCCCTTCTCGTCCTGCTTGGGGACCACCTCGGGGACGTAGCGCACGACGGCGAGCGGCTCCCCGTCCTCGCCGGGCACGTTCCACTCGCGCAGCAGGGGCCTGATGGCCTCGTGCATGGCGCCAATGGCCCAGTCGTCCTCGGGGCCGCTCAGGTAGCCGCGGCTGGCGCGCAGGAGGATGAACTGTGCCTTCTGCAGCTTGAGTTGCTCGGCCGCCTTGAGGGACAGCGGGTCCCTCAGCACGGCCTTGACGTCGGGGTAGCCGATCTCTCCGAACTCGACGGTGAACTCCTGGGGCTGGTACATCTCTCTCTCCCTCTCTCTACTAAGCGTCGTAGGCGGTCGCTATCTGATTCGAGACCTCCACCTGGCAGGGGCCCGCGTCGGTCGTGTTCTGGAGGGCGTTGATGTTCGCCACCGCCGTGTAGATGATCTCGTCCGTCCCGATCTCGCTCTGCCGCCAGCCGCATTTCGTCATAGTCAGGACGATCTGCTCGTTGGCGGCGCGGCTGAAGGTCATCACCACCGCGTTCTTGGCCGGCGTGTTGGAGGCGGCGTACTCGTACTCCGTCTTGGCCGTAAACTCGAAGGTCAGGCGGCCCGAGAGGCGCAGGGGGCCCTGCCACATGTTGCCGGGGTCCTGGGTATTGGCCAGGCCACGGCTGAGTTTGATCTGGCGCTCAAAGACCAGCTCGGCCTCGGTCATCACCGCCGGCTGGGCGCCACCCACGGTGACGTTGCCCTGCCAGCCGGCGAGGCCGGCCAGCTCCGTCCAGGCGGCAGGGGTCAACACGCAGGTGGCGCCCAGCTTGCTCTGGCCCTGGATGGTGTAGCGCAGGGTGCCGTCGCGGCCGTTGAAGTTCAAGGCCAGGCGGCTCGCCCTCGCGCCGGCCAGCACGTAGGGCTGGACGTCCTGCCCCCACTCGATGGTGTGGCTGGGCGGCGTGCCGGCCTGGAACAGGTGCTGATAGGGCCCGGCGCCGCTCTTGGTGACCTTGCCCATGAGGTTGAGCAGCAGGTGGGGGAACGTGTCCACGTAGAGGGCGCCCGTCCAGCCCCACTCGCCCTGACCCACGCCGCCGATCAGGTCGTAGTCCATGGCCGCCTGGCCGCGGTAGCCCTCCTCCAGCACGTGGGCAATGTTCCGCGGGTTGAACCTCGGCTCCAGGATGGGGATGAAGGCCGTCCGCGGCACCGCCGTGCCCCAGGCCGCCTCCTTGGCTATCCCCACCGCGGTGTAGTACAGATGCGGGTTGCCGGCCATATGTCAATCCTCCGTCTGCGCCGCCGCCTCGCGGCTCACGGCGCGTACTCCTGCATGGCAGGGCTCGTGATGCTGGCGAAGTAATGGGCGCGCGTGGCCTGGCTGTCGCCCTGCGGCGGGTTGTGGCGGATGTCCAGGTCCTCGCCGTAGCGTTGCACCACGCCGCCCAGGGTCTGATGCGTGCCCACGCAGCGGGCGACGTTCTCCACTAGGGTGCGAAACTGCGGCTCGGCCGTCGCCGGGTCGCTGCTCGACCACTCGATCTCGACCACCACCTGGCTGGTGCCGCGCTTCGTGCCGCCCGCGGGCCCGCCGAGGCCCATGCGCTGCTCGTGCTTGCTGCTGATCCAGACGTAGGCAAAGGGCGTGTCCTGGGCATCGACGGTGAACGGGCGGTAATTCTCCACCCGCGCCAGGCCCAGGGTGCTGGCCTCGGCCCGCAGCACGGCCACGACGGCGTCGACAATGGCGTTCGGGTCGGGCACCTCAGAACCTCCGTATGTGGTCGGTCAGGGCGGCCTCGGCCGCCCCCTTGTGGCCACCCAGGTCCGACTGGTCGACCACGATGCCGGTGCCGCCCATCACCAGGGCGCTGGCCCCGCGTTTTTTGAGGAGGTACGCGGCGTACTCCAGCGTCGCCTCCGTGAGCCAGGCAGGGTAGTCGGGCGCCGTCGGCGTACCGTAGCCGCCGTCGTAGACCAGGTCGAAGGCCAGGCAGTAGCGGGGGTGGCGGTAGGCACTGAAATCGCCCAGCACCAGCACGCTCTCGCCGTCGCCCTCGTGGTCGGGCTCCAGGATCAGGTCGGAAGCCTCCACCGCCACCGCGGAGCCCACCTGGCCAACGGAGATCACGCGGTAGGCGACGCTGGTCACGCTGCGGATGGGGGAGCGCAGGCGCGGGTAGAGGCGCACGTTGCCCGTCTGCGCAATCACCGCCGCTGCCGGCACGTTCGTCAGCAGGCGCTCGCTCAGGGCGTCCGCCGGCGTGAACTGCCGGTGCGTGGTATGGTCCACCCAGGCGCTGGCGCGGGCGAGATAGCGCCCCAGCTCGCCCGCGGGCAGGTCGTCCAGTGCCAGGCCCAGGCGGGCATTCCTCATGTCGTCCTCGCTCAGGTAGAGGCTCACCCTCCCCTCCTCGCCAGCCAGGGGGCGGGCTTCTCACCCGCCCCCTGGCTTACTAGGCGTCCTTCACGCCGCGGATCAGGGCGCAGCCGGCGGGGAAGTAATGCTTGAGCACGCCGTTGGCGTAGACGCCGTGCTCGTACTTGCGCTGGGTGCGCGCCCACTCGTAGTCGGCGTACTCGCTCTGAAGCTCCATCTCCAGCACCGCCGGCACGTTGTTGTTGGGGTAGGGGATGCGCTCG